TGCAATGTCTCCAAAAGAAAGAAGGGAATATGATCTAGCAAGTAAAAAATGATTGTATTTTCGTATTTAAGAAACCCAAAAAAAATAAAATTTAAAAAATGTAAACCTTGTGTGACCCACAAAATGTGTAAAACGAATTTAAAATGTCATGCATTAGATTTTAAGGGAGATGATCATGTATCATGGAAACAAGAAAAAGGGCAAAAAGAAATCTAAAGGCAAAAAAAAATAATTTAGATGCCTAATTTCAAAAAAGTACCCAAGACTAAAAAGGGTGTTCCAAAAAAATATTTAAAAGGTGCTAAGTCTCCCAAAAAGAAAGAGGCAGAGATACTCAGTACCTCAAAAAAATATAAGCGAGGTGAGTTTATAGATATTCCCTCAATTGTAAAATCAAGGGTAGCACAAGATGGTCGCAAGAAAACCACTAAGCGAAAAAACAAAAAAAGCACTAAAAAATAAAGCCGATAAATCTAGGTTTACATATGGTGAATTAGCTGAAGTTTATCGCAAAGGTCAGGGTGCATATTTAAGTGGTGGTTCAAAAAACACAAGTATGGCAGCTTGGTCTATGGGCAGGGTTAATTCTTATATGACTGGCAAAGGTGGTGCTAGAAAAGCAGACAGTTCCATCTATAAAAAGTATCAGAAAAGAAGGTCTAGCTAATGGCAGAGATGAGTGAAGAGCAATTATCCTCTATCATATCAAGTGAGATTACTGACAGTATAAATCATTTTGATAGTGAGTATTCTGCTGACAGACTAAGAGCAATGGATATGTATCTTGGGCAACCTTTAGGTAATGAGATTGATGGTAGATCTCAGGTTGTACTAACTGAGGTTGCCGATTGTGTAGATCAGATTATGCCATCTCTAATGAGAATTTTTACATCAAGTGATAAATATGTGAGGTTTTCACCGAGAACTGCTGAAGATGTTGAAAGAGCAGAGCAGATCACAGATTATGTTAATTTTATAATAAATTCAGACAATGATGGGTATAAAATATTTTATCAGTGGTTTAAGGATGCTTTGCTGTTCAGGCTTGGTATTGTTAAATATTATTATGATGAGACAACTCTTGTCCAAGAACAAGAATATGAAAATCTATCTGAAGATGAAATAACTCTTTTATTGCAAAACCCTGATATTGAGGTTGTAAGCCGAGAAGAAAATTTTGGTACAGAATTTACATCTCAGAATGAACAAGTCGAGGTTGTGCAAAGTTATAATCTCAATGTTAAGGTTAAGAAAAAAAGTGGTAAAGTTAAAATTGACAATGTGCCACCTGAAGAATTTTTAATAAATAAAAAGGCAAAATCCTTAGAGGATGCTTATTTTATTGCTCATAGAACATCAATGACAGTCTCAGATCTTGTATCATTAGGATATGATAAAGATGAGATTGAGGCTTATATTGGTTATGAGGATCTAGATAGGCAAGAAGAGGTGTCAAAAAGATTTGGTGATTTAGAAAATAATAATCAAACTGAACCTGCTGATCCGTCACAAAAAGAAGTGCCAGTTTATGATTGTGTTGTAAAATGTGATTATGATGGTGATGGTGTTGCTGAATTAAGAAGGGTTTTAGCCATAGGGTCTAATGGCGATAAAATCCTTGAAAACGAACTGACAAGTTATCTCCCCTTTGCAGTCGTAACACCGATAATAATGCCTCACAGATTGATCGGCAGGTCTATATATGATTTGACAGAGGACTTACAAGTTATCAAGTCCACATTGATGAGGCAGTATTTAGACAGTACATATTTGTCAGTTATGCCAAAGATTGTTGCTGTTGAAGGTCAGGTAAATCTAGATGATCTGATGTCATCTACAGCAGGGTCAGTGATAAGAACAAGAACTGCAGGAGCAGTACAACCCTTAAATTCAAGTGCAGGTGTTGGAAGAGAGATCCAACCATTATTGGAATATGTAGATAATATCAAAGAAAACAGAACTGGTATGTCTAAGGCATCTATGGGTCTTGATGCTAATGCTTTACAGAGTTCAACAGCAAGTGCTGTATCAGCTACAGTTCAGGGCGCACAGCAAAAGATTGAAAGTTATGCAAGAACTATTGCTGAAACTGGTGTCAAAGATCTTTTCAAAGGTATTTTACATCTAGTAACATTGCATCAACAAGGCGCAAGGATTGTAAGATTAAGAAATGAGTTTGTGTCTATTGATCCAAGAGAAGGTGACACAGAGTTTGATGTCCATGTCAATGTGGGTCTAGGCACAGCAGATGATCAGCAAAAAATATCTTTTTTAACAAATATTGCATCAAAACAAGAGCAGATATTGCAAACATTAGGAGCAGACAATGCTATCTTGGATATATCAAAATATACTAAAACTTTACGAGAAATTGCAGAAATTGGTGGGTTCAAAGACAGTGACAGTTACTTTAACTCCCCCCAAGAGGTCAGAGCCAAAGTTGAACAAGCTAAAGCAGAAGCCCAAGCCCAAGCCCAAACTCAAGAAAACCCTGCGATAATGTTAGAGATGCAAAAATTACAAGCAGATATTCAGGCTAAACAAGTCAAGCTAGAGGCAGATATACAACTGGCAAGAGAAAAGATGTTAGCCAATATAAGGCTAAAAGAAGAAGAATTATTAGCAAAACTCGAATTGAGAAAGTCTGAGTTAGAAGGCGAAGAAAGATTACGAGTAGTGAAGAGTGTAACAGATGGACAAATCTCAACAAACTTACCAAGAAACTAGAAACTTTTTTGGTGATGTATTAACTTTAGTTGCCTTGAGTGACTTTCATCATCATTGGAAAATGCATAAAATCAAAAGAGTTTTTGTACCACCTTTGCAAATTGGTCAATATAGAATGTGGTATGTTGACAGACAACCTAAAGGATTTTGTTCTTGGGCATGGGTATCGGATAATATTCTAAAAAAATTACAATATGAAAATTATTTAATACAACCTGAAGATTGGAAAAGTGGCAATAATCTTTGGTTTGCAGAGTTTTTATCTGCCTCAGGTAGCACAAGACCAATGGTAAAAGATATGAGGCGATTTATTCTCAACACTTATGGTGAAAATATAAAAGGGCATTGGTTTAGACCAAGTAAGAAAAAACAAGGTTTTGCTTATTCAGGCAAGAAAGCAGCATAGGAGTTATTATGGGCGAGAGTTCCTCAGACGATAGTTCTGCAGCAGAAGAAGAACAAGGTATTGCAGGTGAATTAGACAGAAGTGATGTCGCTGATGTAAGCAATATTTCAAATGATAATAATTATGATGCTCAGTTCACAGCAGACAATCTTCAGGATAGAGGTTTAGATCCACAAGGATTTATGTCACCTGAGAATTTTGCACAGACAACTCAAGGTGGTGCGCCTGATCCATATGCTTTGGATGATGGATTTTATGATTCTGTAAGTTCAGTTGCAAATCAGGTTGTAGCCAATCTACCGACAGTAGCTACATCACCAGTTGCACAAGTTGCTATGCAAAATATTCCTGATTTTAATCAGCAACAAAATCTAAACCAAATGAGTTTTATTCCTCAAGGTGCATTAGATACTAATTACAATATGAATTTTACACCTGCAGTCGACTTGAGTTTTCCACAAAGAATAGGAAATATGTTTTCAAGACAGTATTTAGGAGAAAATTTATTTGAACAAATACCATCTAGATTAGATGTAACAGAAGCACCAAGAAACTTTAGTCCAGTTCGTTTTACACCTGATTTTGCGACAACAAGTACAACAGCGAGTACAACAGATAAAGACAATGAAGAACTAGCTGAATTAGCAGCTAAACAAGCTTTTACTGGCGCACAAGTAGATGATTTTGCAAGGGCAAATTTAGGTCAGTTACCAACACCAAGTGGCGCAGGTACAGCACCAATAACTATGACAAATGATCCAAACTTAGATAATTTTAATTCTGATTTTAATATTAGTGGAAGTAATGCAGCAGAAGGATTGAGAAACAGAGCAGCACCGACAAGTGGTATTTTGCCAGTAGTTGATGCAATTCTTGGATTTCCTGCACAAAATCAATTAAATAGGTTAGATCAGGGATTTGTTCCTAGATTTGATAATGGTGAAATTGTTGGTACTCGTGATTTTAGTTTTGGATCAAATCAAACAGAAGGACTATTAGGTCAAAATCCATTGCTGACAAATATCTACGGAGCAAATCAAGATAACACAAGCATGATGTCTGATAGTGGTGATGATAATGAAACAGTGCCACCAGTAACAAATCCTCTAACTGGTGTAACAAGATGTCCTGAGGGGTATAAGTTTGATGAAGACTTACAAGCTTGTCGAGTTGACACTGGAACAAAAAAGAAAGCAGACGATAAAACTCCATCAGGAGAAAGATTTTTTAGACAAACATTATTAGATACTGCACCAAGTAATTTGCCATCAGGCTTTGACTTTGATGCAGCTAACAAAAGATTTACATCAGGTTTTGCAGTAAATCCTAGTAATTTTAACAGACCACCATCACTAACTGGTTTTACTCCTTTTAGTGGCTTTAGACCATTTTCATAATGAATGAGGGTAAATTATCTCAGGATTTAGAAAGAGGTCACAAAGCAGATCTGTTATTAAAAAACGAAATATTACAAGAGGCATTTCAAAAACTTGAAGAAGAATTTACAACTGCTTGGAAACAGACAGCTTTTGATCAATCTGTCGAAAGAGATCGGTTGTATAATCTCTGTCAAGCCTTAGACAGTTTGAAGTCATATTTAGCTAGTATGGCTCAAAATGGTAGATTGGCAGAAAATCAACTTAACCAAATAAGAGGTAAAAAATGAGTGTAGACTCGCAAGAGAGCAATCAAAATATCAGTATACTTGATGCAACAAATGAAGTTCTAAAAGCATCCCAAGAGGTACAGCAAGAGGAAGTTCAGGAAGAGCCACAAGAAACTGAGCAACAAATTACTGAGGAAGAAACAGAAACCGAGCAGACAGAATTAACTGAAACTAGCGAAGTTGAAGAAGAAGCCGAAGCCACCCAAGATGTCGTTGAAGAAGGGGAAGAAGAAACAGAAACGGAAGCCATGTATACTGTTAAGGTAGATGGTGAAGAAATGGATGTTGCTTTAGACGAACTTAAAAGAGGATATATTGGAGGGAAAACCTTTCACCAAAGGATGAATAAACTTCACCAAGAACAAAAGGCATTAGCACAAGAGGTAGAACAAACGAGAGCCACTAGAGATGCTTATGCACAAGGTCTTAGTGAAATACAAAAGGTCATTCAGAGGCAAGAGCCAAACTGGACTGAACTTAGAAAAACTTTGACACCTGAACAGTATTCAATTCGTGTCGCTGATTACAATCTAGAGCAAACAAATTTGAGAAAATTACAAGACGAACAAAAGGCGATTGCTGAACAACAACAAAGAGAAAACGTAATTAGATTTCAAGATGTCTGTGTAAATGAGGCAAAGCTATTGTTAGAAAAAGTTCCTGATTGGAACAAAGAAAAACAAGATCAAGCTGTCAAATATGCACAAGAATATTTAGGATTTAGTGCCGAAGAAATAGGTCAGGCATCAGATCATAGAATGATAATTGCAATACATGAGGCTAGTGAAGGACAGAAGTATAAACAACTTAAACCTCAGGCAAAAAAGATTGTAAAAAATGCACCGAAAGCTACGAAGTCAGGAAGTCCAAAGTCAAAAAATCAAATCTTAAACAATAACAAAAATAAACTGCGACAAGCTTATAATAAAAATCCAACTAAGCAAGGAGCAGTTGAACTTTTAATGAGAGGCTAAAATGGCAACTTTTACTACTTCAAATGCTGTAGGAGAGAAAGAATCTCTTGCAGATATAATATATAGATTGGACACAAGTGAAACTCCAATTTTTTCAGCAGCAGAAAAGATTACAACAAATGGTGTTTTCTACGAATGGCAGGTTTGAATTGAGCCTCACTTAGTCGCAAGGCTAAGAAGCAAAGGATGTGAATTCAGGGAAACCCCTAACGTAAAGACGAGGGCAATCCTGAGCCAAGCCTGATTTATCAGGAAGGTGCAACGACTATTCCAAACGGAAGTACACTAGAAGTCTAGTGGAAGCGCATCCCCCCTTTTAGGGTGAAGATATAGTCTGATCTTATAGGAAACTATAAGCAGATCGTAAGATCGGTTTAAGTTTAACGAACTTAGATGAACACAATGTCAAGAACTTGCTGCAGCAGCAACAGATAACCATGTAAACGAGGGCGCAGATGCTAGTTTTGCAACTCCGACAGCTACCTCAAGACTTGGTAATTATCATCAGATCTCAGTCAAAGACTTTGCAATCAGTGGCACATTAGAGTCAGTTGATAAAGCAGGTAGAGAAAGAGAGTCAGCATATCAAAAGGTATTGAAATCGCTGGAACTGCGAAGAGATATAGAGAAATCTGTTGGTGATACAAATGTTGCTAGAAGCGCAAGTGATCCAAGAAAATCAGCATCACTATTAACATGGATGACTAATGTTTCTGTGCCAAGTGATATGGCAGCAGCTACTGGAGATGGAACAGATGCTGCAGATGTAACTGGCACAAACAGAGCATTAACACTTGCTCAGATTGAGGCAGCTAATCAGGCAGCTTGGGAAGATGGGGGAAATCCTCAGATCCTAGTTTGTTCAGCAACTAATAAGGCGAATATTAGTAATCTAAGTGCTGCAGGAACAAATCTTGTAACAAATCAGGTTAATACAACAGCAGGTACAGCACCCAGTTTTGTAGGTGCAGTGTCAGTATTTCTAACTGATTTCGGAGAACTTCAACTCACTCCGTCAAGATTTATGAGTAACGATAAGTTATTTATGATTGATCCTGATTATGTATCTATTGGTACTCTTAACGGAAGAAACTTTGCAGAAAGTGAACTTTCCAAGACTGGAGATGCCGATAAAACACAAATTGTAACAGAGTTTACTTTGGTTGTTAAAAGTCCAAAGGCTCATGCATCAGTGTTTGGATTAAACGGATCTTAATGAGATAGGGGGAGCAATCCCCCTTCTTCTTTGGAGTTATTATGAAAAGATTATTAAGCACTGATCCAGTTGCTAAGAAAAAAACATTTATGCATTTTGAGAATGATGGAACTACTCATATTTCAACAGAGCAAGATGTAACCAAGATTATTGATAATAATAAAAACCAAGCTAATGAATATCAAAAAGGATCTATGGTTGGAAATACACAAAAGCATTTTCAAGAAATAGCGAATATTCCGTTAGCAGTTTATTTTGATTTAAAAGAAAAGTTAGGTGATCCGAGCAAAGATCCTGAAGCTAAGAAAAAATGGAAAGTTTGGTTAAATGATCCTGATAATAGGGCATTTAGAACTGGTGGGGGATACCTCTAATGGCAATAACTACTTACACTGAGTTAAAATCGGCAGTTGCAAATCATCTTGCAAGAACTGATTTAACAAGTGTTATACCTGATTTTATATCTCTTGCAGAGGCTCGATTATCAAGAGAGTTAGAGACAAGAGATCAGGAGAAAAGAGCAACAGCAACCATGACAAGTGGTGATGAATATATTGCTCTGCCAACTGATTTGAGAGAAGTCAGGGAAGTAAAGGTCAATCAGAACCCAATCAAGGTTTTGGAATATATGTCACCAGTATCTATAGACAGTAATTTTTCATCAGGTTCATCAGGAACACCACAAGCTTATTCTATTATTGGACAAGAGATAAAACTCAGACCAATACCTGACAGTTCTGATACCTTAGAGATTGTTTATATTGGAAGTCTGTCTGCTTTATCAGATAGCAGTTTAACAAATGTAATGCTTTCAAGACACCCTGATGCTTATCTTATGGGTAGTTTAGTTGAGGCTTATCAATATCTAATGGATGATCAAAGAGCATCTTTATATGATTCAAAATTTACACGAATTATTGAGGAGATCAGGAAAGATGAGCAAAGGGCGCATTATGGAACTGGCTCACTACAGATACAAAGTATTTATTTAAGACAAAACAACGCAGGACAATAGGAGAGTAAAATGTCAGCAATGTCAGACTATCTTGAACTCAAATTTTTAGACCACTTTACTGGTAGAGCAAGTACATCTGCTCCTTCAGCAGTTTATGTTGGATTATCAACTGGCAGTTTTGGTGATGATAATTCAGGAACAGAACTAAGTGGTAATAATTATAGTAGAAAAGCAGTGACATTTGCAGCAGCTTCAGGTGGGTCTATATCAAGCAATGCAGCAGTTGAGTTTGATGCTGCTACTGGTTCGTTTGGCAGTGTAAGTCATTTTGGAATATTTGATGCTAGTTCAGGTGGCAATTTGCTTTTTCATGGTGCATTTGCATCAGCTAAAACAATTGCATCAGGTGATGTTCTTAAAATAGCATCAGGATCATTAACAATAACAGCAGCTTAAAATGCCATTAGGTGTTCCAAATCTTGACCAAATTACTCAGACTTTGGACACAATTAGTGGTTCACTAGATACTGAAGCTGATTTATTAAAGGTAGAATATAACAACCCAACACTTGATCAATTAGATGGTTGGGGTCTGACATTAGATGCGCTTGATGCACTAGGTAATATGGATAGTCTGTCTAGTCTTCAGGTAAGACAAGCAACTGCAAGTATCGCAACAACATCTAGTGCCAGTGGTGAAATACAATTTTCTATTGATGTAACTGCATCTATTTCTACAAGTGCTAGTACAAGTTCAAGTGCTATAAAAGCAAGATTAGTAAGTGCAACACCTTCAGCAAGTGCAAGTTCTACATCTACTGGAACAAGAATACAATTTGTTTCAGGAACACCTGCATCAATAGGTAATGTAACTGCTACTGCTAATTTTGAGGTTGGTGTAAGTACAACAATTGCTACATCAGCATCAATGTCTGCAACTGCTAATAGAGTTCAGTTTGTATCATCAAGCATAGATACAAGTGCAAGTTCTACAAGTAGTGCAACATTAGTATTAGTTGCATCAGCATCTATTGATACATCAGCAACAACAAGTGCATCTCCAAACTTTGTTGCAAGTCAGTCAGGAACAGCAGACACAAGTGTATCAACAAATGTAATTGGAAAGATATTAGGTGAAGATTGGACTGTAGTTGCAGTAGGAACAGAAACATTTTCTACGATTGCAGTCGGTAATGAGACATTTACAACACAAGAAGTTGGGAATGAGGTTTTCAGAATACAATGATAAATTTTGGCGAATGGTTGCCTGATCAACCTGATTTAAATCTAAATGGTGTTACAGTTGCAACAAATGTTATTCCTGCAGCAGCAGGATACAGATCAATCCCAAGTTTTGTTCAGGTGTCAAATGCAGCAGATAGTGCTTTGTTAGGATTGTTTGCAGCAAAAGATAACTCAGCTAATGTGACATTATTTGCAGGAGATGCAGCAAAACTATACAAGTTTGATGTTTCAAATAGTAATCTTGTCAGCACAAACACTGGATTTACATTAACTGGTTCTGAAAAGTGGAGATTTGTTCAGTTCGGCACAAGTGTTATTGTAGCAGGTGGTGTTGGAGAAAATTTATTAGAATTTACAATCGGAACAGATAGTGCATTTGGTGCATTATCAGGCTCACCCCCAAAGGCAGATTTTATAGCTGTAGTCCGTGATCAAGTATGGACTGCTAATATTGACGAAGGGTCAGGAAGAGTACCATTTAGAACAAGATGGTCAGCTATAAATGATGCTACCAGTTGGACAGTCGGCACAAATCAGGCAGATTTTCAAGATATTCCTGATGCAGGTGCGATAACTGGACTGGTTGGTGGAGAATATGCAACGATTTTGCTAGAAAGAGGTATAGCTAGAGCCAGTTATGTTGGATCACCTTTGATCTATCAGATTGACAGAGTTGAAACATCAAGAGGATGTCCTTTTTCAGGCTCAGTCACAAACATAGGAAATACAATATTTTATCTGTCAGATGATGGTTTTTATGCATTTGATGGCACAAGGTCAGTTCCAATAGGTGCAGAGAAAGTAAACAAGTTTTTCTTTAATGATTTCAATGCAGCTAAAGCAGATGCCATGTCTTGTGCTGTAGATCCAACACAACAGATTGTGGCATGGTCATATGTGTCAAATTCAAGCACTGATGGAAAAGCAGACAGACTAATAATATATAATTACTCAACACAGAAATGGAGTTATGCAGAGGTCAATGCAGAACTGATAGCACCATTTTTTACTGCAGGGTATACACTAGATGCATTAGATAATCTTGCATCAACACTTGAGGGTCTACCTGCTCCATTGGATAGTAATTTATATAAGGGTGGTGCTTTCCTTTTCGGTGGTGCAAAAGATAATAAAATATTTGCTTTTACTGGAAACCCACTAGCAGCAACAATAGAAACTGGTGAGTTTTTCCTACAACAAGGAAAACACGCAGTTATCAATAGATCAGTGCCTTACTTCAGGGGTGGATCTGTGACAATGCAAATAGGCACAAGAGACAGACAAGACAGTGTTGTTGATTTCTCTGATGCCAATAGTCTGACTGATGAGGGTTTTGTCCAACATAGGGCGCAAGGCAGATTTCACAGAGTAAGAATGAATATAGCTAATGCAACATCTCCAGTAAGTAATTGGGAGTTTGCTCAAGGTGTAGATGTAGAAGGTCAGGTTCTTGGCAGACGTTAATTTCAAGGTTTTACCTTATGAGGCTACTAATCCAAGAGAGATTGCCACAGTAGTTAACAACATAATGAATGGTAAAATTAACTCTACTGGTAGTTTTACTTGTACTGCATCAGCTACAACAACAGCGATAACAGACGAAAGAGCAGGTAAAAACAGCATTATATTATTAATGCCACTTACTGCAAACAGTGCAACAGAACAAGGGAATGGAACGATATTTGTCAGCACAAGGGCAAATGGTAGTTTTACAGTAACTCATGCAAATAATAGTCAAGCCGACAGATTGTTCGGATACGTCATTATCGGATGAATGGGATAGATGTTCTGCTTGGTTAGAGGCAGCATTATATTATTCAAATGGTACTCATACGATAGATGATGTTTTGGAAATAGTGCAAAGAGGAGATGCTCAGTTTTGGCATTATCCTGATGCAGCAGTTGTAACAGAATTAATGGATTACCCTCAAAAAAGGGTTTTAAGATATTGGTTGGCAGGTGGCAATCTAAAGACACTTTTGAAAGCTGAACCATCAATAAGATATTGGTCACAACTTTGGGGTTGTGTTGGTATTGAGATCATAGGTCGCAAAGGATGGCATAGGGTTCTCAAAGGTTTTAAACAAACTGGAATAATTTTAGCAAAGGATATGTATCATGGGTAAAGGTGGTGGTGGTGGTGGACAGCAAGTCAACACTCAAGTAACAGAGCCACCTGAGTATGCTAAACCCTTTTTGGAGTTTGGTTTATCTCAGGCAAAGGATTTATTTGAAAGTGATGTGCCTCAATATTTTCCTGATGCAACGACTGTTGGTTTTAGTCCTGAAAGTGAATTATCTCTATCAATGCAAAGAGACAGAGCATTAGATCCAAATAGTCTTACTGCTCAAACTCAAGGTGTATTACAACAAAATTTAATGGGTACAAATCCGTTATTAAATGCAGCTTTCAAGCCAGTTATTGACACAGTACAATCACAGTTCGCCAAAGCAGGAAGATATGGTTCAGGTGCAAATCAACAAGCATTAGCATCAGCACTTGCTCCTGCTGCACTAAAAGCACAACAAACAGCAATGACACAAGTACCAAGCTTACAGAACCTTGATCTGCAACAATTGGCACAAGTCGGAGCAGCGAGAGAGGCTCAAGGAGCAGCAGAATTGCAAGATAGTGTAAATCGTTTCAATTTCGAGCAGACAAGAGATCAGCAAAAGCTAAGAGACTTTTTAGCATCTGTTAGAGGTGGAACATTAGGATCACAAACAAGCAGACCAATATTTAGAAACAGACCTGCATCCGTTTTAGGTGGTGGACTAGGTGGCGCACAACTAGCATCTGCAGCAGGTATAAACCCTCTCTATGGAGCAATAGGGGGTGGACTTTTGGGGTTATTTTAAATGGTTAATATTTTATCTATACTAAACAATCAATATCCTGATGCAATTTTAAGAAGACCACAGATTAGAAATGCATCTCCTTTTTCTGTGCCAATGCCAATGGCAAGACCTGACAATCTTGTTTCTCCACCATTGCCTATGGCAAGACCTGATAATCTCACTTCACAAGCTGACATGGCAGTTGCTCCTCCATCTTCTCAGACTGGCTTGGGGGGTGGATTATTAGGACAATCATTTTCTGATCCAAGAACTCAAGGTGTTTTGGGTTTCTCAAGTGCATTATTAAAAGGTGGCGCACCATCATTTACTCCAACTTCATTTGGTGGGATTTTAGGAGAAGCTATCAATCAAGGTCTTGGTGCATTTAATCAGGCAGAGAAACGAGGCAGAAACAATCTTCAGGTTGTTGGTGGATCGCTAATAGATGTATCAGATCCAAATGATCCAAAGGTTGTGTTTGAAGGTAGAAAGAAACCTAAGACACAGATACTTGGTGGTGGTCGTTATATAGCAACACAAGATCCTAAAACTGGTGATTTTGACATAAAAAAATCAAGCATATATGACGAAATATCCAAATTACAAGACAAAACTGGTGGCATAGGTAGTCTGACAGAAGGTCAAAAAGCAATAGATAAAGCTTTTTCTAAAGAATATGGTGATTTTGTTCTTAAAGGTGGTTTTGCAGACGTTCAAAAAGGTCTTTCTCAATTAGATGAGGCAGTTGATATACTCAAAACAGATGGTGGAACTGGTGGATTTATTGGTAATCTGCCTGATAGTTTATCTGCTTTTTTTAACAAATCTGGTCTAAAAGCAAAAGAACTTGTTTCTGAAGTTGTTCAAAGAAATTTAAGACTTGTTTTAGGCGCACAATTTACTGAAAAAGAAGGTGAAAGATTAATAAACAGAGCATTTAATCCAAGACTTTCAGAAGAAGAAAATATTAACAGAATAACAAGATTATCTGAGTCAATTAAAAGAGCAGCAAATCAGAAAGAAAAAGCAGCAGAATATTTTGAGAAGTTTGGAACACTAAAAGGTTTCAAGGGAACTGCAACAATCAACAGTATAAGTGAAGATGCAGGATTAAATTCTAAAAACGTAAAATATAAGGTAGTGCCATAATGCCAACATTAGATATTGAAGGTGTAGGAAAAGTAAAAGTTGATGATGCTGATTGGAATAATTTAGACAATCAAGGAAAGCAAGATCTTGTCAATCGTATTTCAAGAGAGGGTACATCTTCTGAACCCAAAGAAATGTCAACTGCTGAAAGTCTTGCAGGTGGTGGAAGAACAGCATTACAAGGTCTAACACTTGGTTTTGGAGATGAGGCAGAGGCAGGTCTTAGAACTGGTTTTGGACTATTAGGTGATTATGATGCAACTGTTGCTGATATTAGATCAAATATTAAAGATTTTAGAAAAGAAAACCCTGCAACAGCATTAGGACTTGAATTAGGTGGTGGATTGCTTACTGGTGGTTTAGGAGCAGCTAGAGCAGCAGGAACTACACTTGGAAGAGAGGCTCTAAAAAGATACGGAACAACTGGCTTTGGTGCAGGAGTTGGTGCTACTGAGGGTGCAATAGCAGGTGTTGGCGCAGGTGAGGATCTTGAGAGTAGAGCAACTGGTGGTGTTTTAGGTCTAGGTCTTGGTGGTGCTATAGGTGGCGCATTACCATCAGCAATTAATTTAGGTAAAGGTGTAATTGATAGGGTGTCTTTGCCATTTAGAGGCGATAAAGCAGTTCAAACTGCAGCAGACAGAAAAATAGTTCAGGGAATAGAAAGATCAGATAAAACAGTTGAAGACGTAGCAAAAGAGATACAAAGCACCCCAAATGCAATGATTGCTGATACTGGCACTGGTACACAAAGACTTACAAGAGGTGCAGCAGGTGCAGCAGGTGAAGGTGCAGTAGATGCGCAGAGAAACCTAGATGAGAGAATGTTAGGTCTTGGTGATGAAATAGCTGATGATATTAATCAGGTTTTTAATGTAAATAAATCAAGTTTTGATGTGCTTGATGACATTGCTAATAAACAAAAGGCTAATGCAAATCAGGACTATAACAATGCATTTAACTTAGACGGAAAGCCAGTCACAGTTAGTTCTGATAAAGTTAAACCATTTTTGGGTTTACCTGCTTTTGATGAAGCTATTGAACAAGCAAGAAGTCTTGCCAAGCTAGAAGGTTTTGATCTTCCAACAAATATTGATGATTTAAGCAAGATAGATAATTTTAGTATCAAAGAATTGCATTACATCAAAATGGGATTAGATGAAGTTCTTGGTCTTGGTAAAAGGGGTACATCAAAAACATCTATTGGCAGAGGTGTTGAGAGAGCCTTGAAGACTAAAAGAAACGAGTTTGTAAAGCTAATTGATGATGCCTCACCAAAGATAGATGGCAAAAGTTCATATGAAATTGCAAGAAATAAGTTTGCAGGTGATGCAAGAATAAGAGAGGCAGTTGAGGATGGTGGAAACTTTCTAAGAGCAAAGCCTGAGGAAATAGACAGAGCCATTGCAAAATTATCAGATAGTGAAAAACAAGGATATTTAGTTGGTGTTGCAGATGCTATCAAAAACTCAGTTGATAGTGCGCCTGATATGGCAAATGTTGCAACAAGAATATTTGGAACACCAAAGAAAAGAAAGCAATTAGAGGCATTATTTCCAAGTAAAAAGGCATTTGAGCAGTTTGAAAAAAGGATGAAAACAAGAATAAATCAGGTCAAAACTAGATCTACTGTAAATGTTGGATCAAGAACAGCACCTATGCAGCAAGATATAGATGATGTTGCAAACATACCAACTGGATTTTTAGGTATACCAAGCATCAGGGATATAGCAGGAAAAGCTATAAACATGACAAGAACTCCTGAGGCAGTTGCATCAAGATTAGCAAGAGATTTGACTGAAACTGATCCAAGACAACTACAAATAATATTAGATAGATTAGCAAATGCTAGAAACAATCTTGGCAGACAAAGACAGAGATCAGGTCAAAGAGTTGGAGTTGGCACTGGATTATTAGGACAACAAATAGGATTGGCAAGTGGTAGAGGAGCAAGTGAATAATGGCAACCAATATTACACAATATAATGCGACTGCAGGGTCGAACACATCTATTGACTCAATAAATCTTCAAGAAGGTCAAATGGTCGCAAGTGATGTCAACAATGCGATTA